ATTTGGCGGTACATTCAATAGTGACGCCGGATTTATCCGGAACCTGCTGAAAGTACTGCCCCTCAAGAAGAGGATTTTGCGATGTTAAAACTAGCCGAGCGCTTAGCTCGTATGGAAAGTGACGCTGACCGACGAGAGTTTCTCAAAGGTCTCCGAGGCACTGACCATATAAATCTTTTGTCTTTAGCGGCAGGATGGGTCGGTACGACCTTGCTGTTAAAGGCTCTTAAAGATGACTGACATCCAGAAATTAGCAGGCAGCTTTAAAGCCACAGGTAAAAAGTCAGAAAAATTACTGACAGCAAAACTCCGCCGCCATGCATATGATAGCGGTTGGCCAGCTGCACTAGGCCGTGTTCTAGAAGTAAAGCATGATGGTAATGGCGATTTTAGCATCCAGTACCCTGCTCACCTAGAAAGCCAAATCCTTGGCATTGAGTTTGGGGATCAAGATAATCCTCCTAATCCAGCAATGCTTCGTGTAGCAAACCGCGCTGATGGTGTATTTGATGACCATTTGTCTCGTATTTCTACTGCTTTAAATGAGGTGAAGTATATCTAATGCCATTTATACTTAATGAAGATAAAGCCTTAAAAAAACTATTAAAAAGCAGAATTGCGGTCACAGACTCTAAGAATAACTCCCGTAATGTTGGAGTATGGTTTGGCCATCCCGATGTTGAAATTAGGGATCAGTCATACCCATACATGACTATTGAGTTATCTGATATTTCCCATGCTCGTGAACGCCAACATAGTGGTATGACACAGCTAAATTACATTCCTGAAGCAAAAGACCTTAATGGAAATACCCTTACAGAGTCCGCTAAAAGATGGACTGAAAGCCCTACACCAGTTAATCTTGACTACCAAGTTGCTTCCTACTCCCGACAGCCATTGCATGATCGTCAGATCTTGTCAACAGTGCTGACGGACCTATTGCCGTTTAGATTCGGCATGCTAGAGATTCCAGAAGACAATACTGCTCGCAGAATTGAACTTCTTGGATATGCCAAAAGAGATACTACTGAGCAAGGGAAAAGGCTGTTTGTTAACGTTTTTTCCATTAGAGTTAATGCTGAGCTCTTTAGTACTGGAATTATCCAGGAACAAAGCTCTATTGGCAATACTAACTATTCAATTGAAAACCTATAGCAGCAGCAATGTTGTACCGAGCATAATTCCGAAACCTAAGATTAAAACACAACTATTAACTTAAGGAGTTAAAATGGCTTCATTAGGCCGTCCTGGCGTATATCTCCAGGAAACAACTGTGCAGCAGACGACCCCGTTAGCGGCTCGTACTGATGCAATCGCTGCTTTTGTAGGCAGCACCGCAAGAGGACCGCTTACGCCAACTCTTGTATCTTCTTGGTCAGACTTTGTAAAAGCATATGGTGGCTTGGATTACAACTACCCAACAACTACTGCTGCTTACTTATTCTTTTCAAATGGTGGACGTGATGCATACGTACGTCGAGTAGTTTCGACTGACTCAGCTACAGCTACTAGAACCCTAAAGCAGGCAGACGGTAGCACAGACGCAATAACAGTAAAAGCAATTAACCCAGGTTCTTGGGGAAATGCCCTAAGCGTTCAAATTACTGCTTCTGACATCACGGCAAAGACATTTAGTATTGCCGTATTTGGTTCTCCATTAACCATTTCTGGAGGTACTGGTACCTCTAATCTTTTAGAGCAGTTTAATGATGTAAGTTTGGATACAACAAGTTCTCGCTATGCGCTTGCAATTGTTAACACTTTCTCAAATTACATTGCAGTTACTGCTATTTCAGGCAACACAACGTTTGTTCCTCCTGCTCCACAAGCTGCAACTGTAGCTTTATCTTCAGGATCTGATGGAACAGCAATTGTTGGTTCTGATATTACCTTGGCTCTTTATGACTTTGATGTAATTAACGCCCCAATGCTATTTAATGCCCCAGATATTGCTACTCTTGCTGGCGCCTCAGGAACAAAGAGCGGAGCTCTTAACGCTCAGGCTGCGTTGCTACGTTACGCTGAAGCTCGTGGAGATGGATTTGTTATTGTAGATACTCCTTCAGGATTAAGTGCATTTGACGCTCAAGTCTATGCAACTGATGTGTACAATGCTGCAACTGCTGCTTCTGCAACAGTTTCGTCATTCACAGTAACTGCTGCTGCTCCAAGCACTCCAGTTGCTGGATCTGTACAATACACAACTGGTACTACTCCTCACACCTTTATTATAGGCAACACAGTAACTCTTACTGGTGTTACTAACTCTGCAACTCTAAGCGTTCCATCTGCAGTAACTATTACATCTAACGTTTCCGGTGTTCTAGGACAAAACTACGTTACTATCGTAGGTAGTACTTCGGGAATTACCAAAGGTGCAGTTATTACAGGTGGCGCAGTTGGTGCATCAGCTGGTATTCCAGTTGCGGCTACAGTTACAAAAGTTGATGGCCAGCTAGTTTACATTTCTGCTAACGTAAATACTACGTTTACATCGTTAACTGCAGTCTTTACAGCTAGTGCTTCAACCATTGTTAAGGTTGGCTACCAGGATGTAAACCAGGTTACTGGCTATGTAACAGTAATCACTGCTGCTGCTCACGGCTTTAAGAATGGCGATACGGTAACACTTTCGGGTATTACAAGCTCTACTTCAGGCGTATTTAACAACGCATTTACAATCACTGTTATTGACTCAACTAGCTTCTACTTTGCTAGTGCAAGCGCAGCTACTGTTTCAGCCGTTTCAGGTACAGCAGTCAGCCAAGGATATTCAGGTAAGTACACAATTACATCAGTCCCTTCAACAACAACTTTTGTAACAAGCAATACAGAATCAGGTACTGCAGTACTTTCAAGTGCTACTGCTGCCGTAACTGGTACTTGGAACACAGGTACTGCTAGTGGCGGTAACGCGGCTATCTACTACCCATGGTTAGCTATCCCAGATACAAGCAAATCAGTTCCGGGTGTTACAAAGAACGTTGCTCCTGGTGGCGCTATCTTAGGTATTTATCAGGATACTGACGCTTCTCGTGGCGTACATAAGGCACCTGCAGGCTATGGAGCTAGTGTTAACGTTGCTGTGGATCTTGAGTACGATGCGTCAGGCAGAGCACGCCGCTTGACCAATGATCAGCTAGATACGTTAAATACAGCACCACGACCAGTTAACCCTATTCGTGTTGCTCCTGGTGCTGGTATTGTAGTTATGGGTGCCCGCACTCTTAACAACGTATCCCCTAACCGTTACGTCAACATGCGTCGAAGCATGATTTACATCAAAAAGCAAGTTGAACTTCGTTCTCAGTTTGCAGTATTTGAGAACAATGATGAGTACTTGTGGCGCCAATTGCGTTCAAGCCTCAGCAACTTCTTAAATATGTACTGGCAGCAAGGTGGACTTCGCGGTGCGTCTCCTGAACAAGCGTTTTATGTTAAGTGTGACGGAACAACCACAGGTGATAGTGATATTGCCAACGGTCAAGTTAACATTCAGATCGGTGTTGCTCTTGAGTACCCGGCCGAGTTTGTTGTCATCAATATTGGTCAGCTAACCGGTAGCGCGACCTTCTAATTAAGGAGAATGTATAATGTCAATTAATGGACCGATTAAGGGAGCCTATTCAAGCGGAGCTTCCTCTTCAAACATCTTTCCTTTCAGTAGCGTAGCTACGGATCCAATCCGTAACTTTAGGTTCTTGGTGGAGTTCCTCCCCTTTGATAACCAGTCGTCTGCAAAGGTTACTTTCAAAAAAACTCTAGGTTTTACCAATGTGTCAGGTTTTGGCATGCAGGTAGATCCTATTGCTTATCGTGAAGGCGGATACAATACCGCTGTTCACCAGTTGCCAGGTCAGACCACTTTTGAGCCAATCAGCTTTACAAGAGGTCAGACCCTAGGTAGCACACAAAATAGCGACTGGATGCGTCAGTTGTTCTCGGTTATCTCAGGACGTGCCAACGCGGGCGCCGGACATGATTTCCGCTGTAACATTGACGTATCAGTACTAAGTCATCCAAACCCTGCAGGCACAACCGTAGAAAATGGCGCAAGAGCTAAGAATCCTTGGGAACTCCACGTTTCTATGCGATTCCGCATCTACAATGCGTGGATTCAGCGCCTAGTTTACGGTGACTTGTCAGCAGCCGGCAGCCTTATGGTTGAAGGTATGACAGTAGTACACGAAGGCTTTGACGTTAACTATGCTAACGATTACAAGACTTCAGCCGCAACATTCACAATCTAAAACCTAAATTAAGAGGGAACACAATATGTCAACTGAAACCGTAAGTGCACTCGATAACCCTGAACTAGCGTCACAGCTAGCTCAAGCCGCTATAGCAATGTCTAACTCCGTTGAGGAGGAGGAGACCCAGGCTTCGCCTGTGGATGGTCCTGTAGAGATCACTCCTCCTCCTTCCGGAGACGTCAAGCTATTAGCGGGGCTCTACAACTCCTTTACTGGAGAACTTGTAGATACCGCGGAAATTCGCGAGCTGACTGGTGTAGATGAAGAAGCTATTGCAAAGATTAACGACTATGGTCGCAGTCTTATGGCAATTCTTGATCGTGCAACAGTCAAAATTGGAGAAGAAAAGGCCACCCCAGCAGTACTAGATCGTCTTTTAGCCGGAGATCGTGAATATTTAATTATTCAAATTCGAATAGCTACCTTTGGCAATGAGCTTGTTCTCAAAGCTAAATGTGCAGATTGTAATGAAGTCTATGATTTTACAATTGATTTGAATACAGACGTAACAATTAATACTTTTGAAGATCCAATTTCGGATCGTTCAATTATTGTTGATTGTAAGGTTGGCGAAGTGCTTGTAGAGTTCCCTAACGGAGCCGTACAGCGCAAGCTAATTAATATTCAAGACCGTACTGCAGCCGAAATGGATACCGTACTTCTTAAGGAATGTATCATTGAAATCAATGGTCAGCCTGTAGTTAGTGTAGATCAGGTTAAAAATCTGGGTATGCAAGATCGTCGTAAGATTCTAGCTGAATTATCAGAAAAGAATCCGGGCCCAGATCTTTCTAAATTGGCTAAGGATTGCCCATCCTGTGGTCTGGAGGTACCACTTCCGCTTACCCTAGCGGATCTGTTTCTTCTTTGATAAAAAGGAACTATACGAATACTTATTATTCTCGTATGAAATGATAAGTAAGTACTTCCCCGGTTGGAGCTTAATGGAAATTAAATCATTAAGCCGCCGGGAGAGGGAAATTTGGCTAAAACTAGCCTTACTTAGATTAGGACAGGGAGTTAAATAATGGCATTAAATGAAAATTTGCCCCAAGCTTCCTCTCCTAATGCTATGTCTGGACCTACTCGTCCGTCTCAAGAAATTGAGAGAGTAGACAAGCTGTACGATAGTGTACTCATGAAAGTCACAAAGATGGAAGCATCTTTGAAGAAGTCCGCTGAGTACATGAAAGATATTGTACGGTCAGGTGGAAACCAGCAAGGTGACTCTAATGTAAACCTTGGTGGGGCAAATAACAATATTTTTGCCCGTGTGAATGATCTTTCACAAGCTACTATGGACCACTTAAATAAAGTTGTTCCTGCGGGTAATGGTCCTTCTGGTTGGGACAGAGCAAAGTCAATTGGCGGTAGCGCCATGTATTATGCCGCTGCAATGATGCCTAATACCCTAGACGCAGTAACTCAAAGAATTACTACCCAGGGTGTGGCCTCAATGATTGGCCAAGACCCAAATGCGTTAATTCGCCAGAGCAACAGCATGCTCAGAGGCGGTATGACGGGCCCTTACTCTGCCCAGACCTCTACCGCTATTCTTGCTAGCCAGGGCATTATCCCAACTATGGGTTCATACGGAAACATTATGAACCAGGTTGGTGGACTTAGTGTTCTTACCGGTATGAGCAATGAGCAAGTTGCCTCTGGTATGGGCGGCATCAATGGCATGAATTTCTTAAGAATGGGAATTAATGCTCGTACAGCAAACGGTAGTATAAAAGACCCTGCAGCTCTTTCTAACGATCTTTACAAACGCATGTTTGGTGGTCGCAAAATTACAGAAGCCCAGGCCGCTCAGGTATTTAACACACATTCTCGTTCCTACCAGGACATTGCTATGGCTGCTGGTGGAGATGAAAACCTTATTGCAACTCTTCAGAATACTATCTATTATCAAGCCAAGGGTGGCGGACAAAAATTAAACCTTGATCCTAAGAATGTTAAAAATAATATTCTTAAACTTCCTTCTGATGATCCCACAAGAGCAATGTATAACTATCAAGGATCTGAGGCTAACAAACTTGAGGCTACTGGTACGGGACTTGTTGGCGGTTACAGTGGTGCCCTAAATACTACTGCAGCAGTAAATGATGCCTTTGCAAAGCTTGCAAGAATACTTGGTCCGGTAACTACTGCGTTTGGTAATTTAAAAGGATTCTTAGATACGCTACCTACCGCCGGTAATACAGGTGCTGCTATGTATGGCGGTATCTCCAGAGGCGTTCAATCTTGGTCTGATTATAAAGGTGGCCAATTTACTGCTAAAGCTATAGATAAAATTATGGGCACGCATTATGCAGATAAGTATGAACAAACAACACCGGGTACAGACATAGTTCGATATACCAATGGTGAGGGGTCTTCTACAGGCCGTGAAGGTATGACAGGCCCAAGTCATGGCCGTAATAATGGTCCAGGAATTGAGCTTTTTGATACCCGCGGTGGCGGGGTACGGGGTCAACTTGGTGAGGCAGGAAATGACTTATTTAATAAAGGAGCTAAAAATACCTGGGCTAAATTAAGAGGTCTTGGCGGCAAAACCAGCATCATGCAAGATATTAAAAAAGCTGGTGGCATGAAAGCATGGGGTAAAAACCTTTTTGCTGCGGTTAAAGATGCCACAATAGGATTTGCAAAAGGCGGTTGGAAAGGCGCTGCTATGGCTGCTGGAAAAGATCTAGCGCCTCAGGTAGGTAAAGCATTACTATCAAGTGCAGATGAAGCTTTTGGTTTTGGAGGACAACCTCAAACTGGTGGTTGGTCAAATCAAACCTCTATGCAGCCAATTGCAGGAGTTGCAGGACCTTATGAGCCTAGCGGACCTTCTCAAGGTAGTGCTGTTCAGTATCCTGAAGATTACCCAGGTGCATACCATGGCGATCCTAATGACCCATCAAAAGTTACTTGGGTTCCTGGAAGTGTTCAAGACCCTCAAACTGGCAAATTTGTTAGTAACATGGAAGCCCGCAATGCTTGGTTAGCAGGACAAGGTCAGCAGCAGGGTGGAGGAGATGGCGGTGGCGATACTACTATTCTTCCACCAGGTGGTTTTAAAAAACTTTTGACTAAAGGAAAAAGTCTTTTTTCAAGAGGTGGCGCAGCTGCTGGTGAAGAGGCTATTGCCGCTGAAGGTGCTCAAGTTGCTGAGAAGGGCCTTCTTAGATCAGTTGGTTCAAAACTTCTTACTA